GGAATTGGCCATCCAGAATGTGTTCTGGTTCATGCCAACAAGCGTGTTCCAGATGGCTGCGTTGAGGTCTTCTCGCTCGACAGGATCGCCATCAGCCACGTCATCAAAGACCTGGATGGCACCCCAGAGCATCATCAGCCACTCAGTGGCCGGCGCAGGAAGCGCCAGAACCTTCTGCAGGTTCTCTTTGAGCCACTCAGAACTTCCCATGCGCGCAACCCTCCAATGGTTGGATGAGCTGCTGGTGGCCCGATAGACTCAGCGCCCTCATTTTCCCACAATCTGCCATTTGGTCAATCTTCCTCGAACTCGCGCTCTTCCCAGGCCTGGCAGGAGCGCAGGTCGTGGCAGATGAAGTCGAACTTGTTGCAGTAGCCGCGGAAGCCTGCGCCCACGTCCCACTGGTTCCAGGGAATCTTGTCCATCTTCACCTGGGTCATGACCGAGTTGTCGTAATACTCGCAGTTGGAGCAGCGCCTGCGCCTGGCCTCAGCCTCGTCGCACTGCATGGCCTTGGCCAGTGCCATCCAGTAGGGCTTGTTGGCTCCGCGCTCGTTGCTTGGTTTTTCCGGGCCGAGCATCCAGTCATCGATCACCACCTGGGTGTTCTTCTTGTTTTCGGACGCCGTGATGAATGGCTCTTCGTAGGGGATGCCGCCGAAGCCGGCCAGCATCATCTTGGGCATTTTTGCGTCTTCCATCATGGACTCCTTCAGGTGATCTCGCGGCCGGAGATGCGCAGCGTCAGCGAGGTGCCGTTGCTGGCGATGGTGCTGATGAATGCGCCAGGGTCCAGCTCTTGGCCAACCAGCTCAGGGCACAGGTATGTCTCGCCAGGAACGACAGTGCGGTCGTCGATGATTAGGTTGCTGTTGCTGGCAGTGCCACTGACTTGCACCAGGTTGACGCTGAACGTGCGGTTCACCGTGTCGGTGTTGGTGACTGTGGCCTTGTCGATCAGCGCCTTGGCAGCCGTGGCCGTGTATTGCGTGGTCTGGACAGCCTCCATCTGCTTGGGAGGCACAAGGGTTTTTACGGTGACGGTCATGATGGATAGCTCCTGATGTTGTTGGACACGGTGACGATGATGGACGGGATTGCAGGATGGAAGCCTGTGGCTGCAAAGTATTGAAGCTGCACGCTCACATCGTTGACAGCCCACATGAGCTGAATGTAGTCTCCGGCCTTCAGGTCAAAGAAGAAGTTGGCAGCCGTAAAAATCTCAGCGTTGTTGCCTTGAATCTGCACCTGGCTGGCAGAGCTTGGTACGTCCACACCATTGATGCGTGGCCATATCCAGAAGTTGGCCGTGCCGCCGCTGGTCTTGTCGAGCTGCACAGAGAACTGCAGGTTATAGACGCCTTCGGTGTCCACAGCGATTTCGCTTGTCGATGGACTGCGCAGGAACACGCCACTGGACAGGTCGGTCGTGTTGTAGGTGATCGGGTAGGCCGTGTTCGGCAGCGCCGCCACCTGCACAGTCGTGTCCTGAAAGCTGCCGAACCTGGTGCGATGTGGTGGCACCTTGGCCGGCAGCATTTGCAGGCCTTCGACAGCCTCGGCCAGTCTGGACAGCAGCGCCATTGCCTGGTTGGCCTTGTTCTCTGCTGACGCGATGCTGACTGCAGTTTCCTGCGCCAGCATGGCAATCTGGTCGAGTGCCTGCGTGCCTTTGATGTCGCTGATCGAGCAGCAGATGGCCACCTCTTGCGCCAATGCAGCGATCTGACCAAGTGACTGGATGGCCTTGGCGTCTGCGTTGCCGGCCAGAATGTTGGCCGCCTCGACGTTGTCAGGCGCAACAGATGCCGCAACAGCAAACAGGTTCTCGAACTGCTTGATCTGCTCGTGGTCCTTCAAGAACGTGGCGAGCTGATCTCGGGTCAGGCCGAGTGGCGGGATGCGTGGATTGGTGGCCATCAGTAGAGCAGCCCTTCAATCTGCGCCTCAAGCCGTGCGAAGGCCAGGTGCGCATCGCTGTCGCCGCGGAATCGCTGGATGCGCCAGTTGCGCATGCTGCCCTGCTGGAACCAAGCCAGGCGCTTCTTAGTGTTTCCTGTGGTGCCGGCACGCAGTGGCCGGTCCTGGCTCCAAGACTGGCCATCCAGGCTGTAGCTGGTGGTGATGATCGGGTCCACTCCAACTGCCACGCGGCCAGTCAGACTGACCAGCTCCAGCTCATGGAATAGCGCGCCGTTGCCCTCGTTGTAGGCGATCAGCGTGCCAAACTCCCAGCGCACCTTCTGTCCCCAGTGCGTGCCGATGGTGTCCACCAGGTAGCCGATGTTGCTGGACTGCGGGTCACCGACCAGCCACTTGTCATAGGCCCAGACCAGGTTGCGCGCACGGTACTGTGCAAAGCCGACGACCGTGGTCGTCAGCTTGAACCAGACCAGCTCGCCCAGCGCCTCGCTGGCCGCCGCGTCATAGACCAGCGTACGGTCAGGCAGGTGGACGTAGAGGTGCTGGTGCGCTTTGTCGTTTCTGGCCTCCAGCTTGACTTGTGCGAGCTGCGTTTCGGTGTACTGCAGCAGAACTTCGTCGATCTCCTGCGTGCTCACCTTGGTGGCTGTGGCATTGGCTCCCATGTAGATGCCTGGTGCCTCATTGCGTCCGCTGCCAAGGAATGCCACCGTCTCCATAAAGACGCAGCAGCCGAACGTGCCGATGACGCCTTTTTGAACTTGCGCTCCGTCAATGCGTTGGAACGGGAAGAACTCGCCCCCCACGTTGTCGAACACCTCGATGGTGTTGCGGTTCAGTGCGTAGACCTCGTTGCGCAACTTGACCAAAGCAACCACTGGGTCAGGATCGACCTCGCTGGAGCCGTACTTCAGAGGGTTGACCTGGGTCGGGTTTGACAGCTCAGTGACCACCAGATTTGCTCCATCGGTGGTCATGAAGTAACCATCGACCCAGCAAAAGTCCAGCACCACGCCAAGATCAGGATCAGTCACCTGCACCAATGCTGGTGCCACAGGGTTCCATGTTGATGTCGCAGGCGTGTTGACAGGAATCCAGTAGTAGAGACGGCCACCAGATGCAATGGCAAGCACGTCGAAGCTGTAGTCCATCGTCACCAGTGTGTTGATGGGACCACCCACATCGCCCAGCACCGTGACAGCGCCGTTGCTGGCCACCGACACGAGCTTGGTGCCCATGACGCGGTAGCAGACGCCATTCCAGTTGATGCCTCCGCGGTCGACGCCAGGGCCGCTGCCGTTGGCCACGATGCCGTCACCTGGCCGCAAGAAGCCGGAGCTGATGCCGCTGTTCTTTGGCACCGGCACCATGTTGACCGGGTAGGACGTGCGGAAGTCCGGTCCGTTGTCGGTGTAGATGCCGTTCAGGATTGGAATCTGCATGGCCTCACCACTTCACCTTGTCTGCCCAGTAGGCAGCGCTCATCTTTCCCTTGGCAATGTTGCCGGCATGCCTGGCCTTGAACGACTCGCGCCGGGCCTTGTCTGCCTTGGACTCGCCTTCCCTCTTTGGGCTGCCAGAGACGCCCTGCTGGCCGAACCTGATCGTTTTGACCTGGTCGCCAGACTTGGCCACCACGACATGCGACTTGGTCGGATGCCCAGGCGTGCGCTTTGGCTTGTTGAAGCCCTCGACGCCTGCGCGCTCCAGCCGTGGGTCTTTCTTGGCCGCCATGATCAGGCAATCCGATACCAGGAGTTGGTGGCCTGCACGAAGCGCATGCGGAAGAAGTCCTCAGCCGCCAGCGTGGTCGGGTCACCATAGGCCGCCGTTGCACCGTTGATGGCCAGCGTGAAAGCCGTAATTTGCTGTGTGGTGGTGATCAACACCTCGGTGCCGTCAGGCGTCCCAGTGTTCAGTGGCAGTGTCACCGTGCCGGTGGCCAGTGTTCCGGCCGGCTGGATCAGCATCCACTGCTGCTGCGCCACAGGCGTTGGCACGGCCAGGTTGAAGCCGGTGCCAGGCGTGTAGACGTTGGTGGCCAGCGTTGGGCTGGCAAAGGTCTGCTGGAAGTAGGCCAGCAGCGCACTGATCGGCAGACGCCGTGCATCGCCGTTGTTCGGGCTGTAGATCGGAACCTGGTCGCCAGGCGATACCTGGGCCAGCAGGGGGAGTTGGTTGATTTGTGGCATGGTGTGTTCCTCAGTTGTACTCGATAGGGCCGTCCGGGCCTGCAGTGACCGGATCGACCGGCTGACTCAGGAACGGGTTGTCGTACACGCGCCAGGGCTTGTTGCCGGCACCGGATGGCATCGTGTTCGGGAATTGCTGCTCCAGCGGGGCAGTGGCGCGCTGCAGCAGCGTGTCGTAGCCCTGCTTGGCCGTGGCCTTGGTCTCGTTCATGACCTGCTTGCCGTAGCTCGGGGCCAGCCGGATGCCAAGGTTGCAGATGATGGTCTCGTAGGCCGAGTCCGGCACGTTGGTCTGCTCGTCAATGCTGCCGTCCTGGGGGCTGGCCGGGATCGGGTAGCCGAGCCGGATTCCCTTGCCGTTCCAGTCGGCCATCATGGCATCGAGCCTGCGCCTGGCAGACTCAAGTTGCTCCGGCTGCAGGTCGAAGACGTAGGACGCAAGGCCGATCTCCTCGAAGGCTGCATAGACGAACTGGCGCTTGCTGTATCCCATGTCACTCTCCTGATGTCTGCTGCGCGAGCGCTGTCTCGATCAGGCTGGCCAGCTTCTTGTCGGACGTGCGCTTGTTGAATGGTATCGCCAGCTCGGTGGCCTTGGCCTCCAACTCTGCACGAGTCGGTGGTGCGTTGTCCTCGACGACAGGCGCAACAGGCTCGGGTGCATGGGCTGGCGCAGGGGCTGGCTTTTTGGCCGCCTTGACCATCGATGCGCGCCGTTCGGCAGGCGGTTTCTGTTTCACAGGCGTGCGCCTTGCATTCTTGGGCTTGCGCCCCATCAGATGGCGCGCTGCCAGCGGCCCTGCTGCCTCGATGGCCTGCTCCAGCGTCATGTGCCAGCCGGCAGCCAGCTTGGCGTCCAGTTGCGCCTGGCCATGCATCGGCATGGCGTCATAGGAATAGCGTGCGCGCTGGATCGAGCCAGGCGCGCGATAAACGAGGCAGGGGAACGTGGTCATTTCTTGGCCTTCGGTTTCTTGGCGGTCTTGGCCGCGGCCTTGAATGCGGCCTCAGTGGGAGCGCCTTTTGTGCCAGGCTTGCGCATGCGCTCAGGCGTCTTGCCTGCAGCTTTCTGGCGCTCGATGCGCTCGCGCTTGGCGTGAATGTTGGCGTAGAGGCCGGCCTTCACTTCTTGGCCTTCTTCGGTGCTTTGCTGGGCTTTCCTGCGGCCTTGGCAGCCATGCGCGCAGTGGACAGCGCCACAGCGACAGCCTGCTTCTGCGGCATGCCCTTCTTCATCTCCTTGGAGATGTTCTTGCTGATGGACTTCTGCGAATAACCCTTGGTCAGTGGCATGGTGATCTCCTTGGCAATGGGGGG